GTTGTGTATGCTGAAGGATGTAGTAAGTGAGTCAGCACCTAACTTGGTTGTGCATGATCTAGAAATTGTTAGTCCAGAGTTGGTTGCGTTTAAACACAAGTGGCGCGGTGTGCCCAAGGCCAATGGTGATGTCAGTAGAGATCCTGTAAGAAGCAAACGTCGAGATTCAGGCAAAGGATTCAAATGGGACGCTGTGAGATTCTCACACAAGGTCTATGCTGTATTCCACTGTGCCAAAACCGCTCAGTCAGACTGGTTGCTATGGATGGATGCGGATACCATATGTCATAGTCCAATTACCACTGAAAATGTTGCCAAGCTATGTCCAGAACAAACAGATCTATGCTTCCTAGGACGTCGTGGTAAGTTTAGTGAATGTGGATTGTATGCCATGAACTTGAGCAGTCCCGCTACTAAATTATTTCTAAACAAGTTCCAGCAATCGTACGATGATGCAGAAAATGGCATATTTAAACTAGACGAGTGGCACGACTCATTTGTGTTTGATGCTGTGCGTCGTAGTAGCACGTTGATTGAATCAGACTGGTCCAGCCACTTGATCACAGGAGAAGGACATCCGTTGATTAATTCTGCGTGGGGCGCCTGGTTAGATCATTTAAAAGGTGCTAGAAAAAACACAGGACGTAGTCCTGCTAGTGATCTTAGAGTGTCAAGAACAGAAGCGTACTGGCAATGAATTGGATTTTTCTCAACAAAAACAACAACGATGAGTACATAGAAATGTTTGCTCGTGGTTGCGGCTCTATTCCTACTGAATTAGAGACCTGGGATTATAACAGCAGCCAAGATCCGTTGGTGATTCGCGGCATCATGAAACACAAAATTATCAAACAGTGCTGGCAAGACAAACGCGAGTTCTTGTACATAGACTCAGGCTATCTTGGTAATCGCCGCTACGTCAAAAATCCACGTGGTGATAAAATTTGGCATAGAATTGTGCCAAATGATCTACAACACAACACCATAATCAACCGCCCGCCAGATCGATATCACCGACTCGGGCTAAGTCCATTAGCACCAAAAAAACATGGTCGAAAAATTCTAATTGCTGCACCAGATGAAAAGCCTTGCATATTTTACAATATCCAGCTCGATGAATGGTTACACACCACTGTCGAAACAATAAAACAACACACTGATCGACCTGTTGAAATTAGACAAAGAAATCCCAGTCGACAAACTCGAGTAGCCAACGATTTAGAATCAGCACTATTTGATGTTCATGCCTTGGTTACATTTAATTCAATTGCGGCCACGGAAAGTATATTAGCCGGAGTACCAGCTTTTGTGTTAGCACCAACTAATGCGGCATTGCCAGTGTCCAACACTGATCTTGCTAAAATAGACACTCCTTGGTACCCAGACAGAAATCAAATTGAAAAGTGGCTGTCGCATCTTGCTTACTGCCAGTTCTCTAACACTGAGCTAGCAAATGGAACTGCCCTTAGAATATTACAGGAGACTTACAATGTATGAAAGCCATGGATGGTGGTTCCCGGATACGGAAACACACTTCCCACAAATGCTCAACAAGAGTATCAGCAAGGGAGGACCTGCTGAATATCAGTATCAAGTGCGCAACAAGAGTTTGACCTATGTCAGTCAGTTTAGAACTGGCATAGACATTGGCGCCAACGTAGGGCTATGGAGTCGTTCACTGGTGTCAAAGTTTGAGCGTGTGATTGCGTTCGAGCCAGTACCGCTATTTAGAGAGTGTTTGCAAAAGAATGTTTCTGGTAAAAACTTTTTTATCAGTCCCATGGCCTTGGGCGATCAAGACACCACAGCACGTATGAACATAACCGAAGGCAATACCGGACACACTCACATAGATCCTGCCAGTATCGGGTCAGGCGATACTACTGTGGTCAAACTAGACAACCTGTACATTGATAATGTAGACTATATTAAAATGGACTGCGAAGGCTTTGAGTATCGCGTGATACAAGGCGCAGAGCAAACTATCCGACAATGGCGTCCTGTGGTTGTAGTAGAACAAAAACCACATGACATGTATTCAAAAGATTACGGACAATTTGCTGCCATTGCGCTATTGGAATCTTTTGGTATGAGAAAACTAGATCAAGTCAAAGACGATTGGATTATGGGATGGTAAGTTCTTACTATAGCGAATCAGTCAAGTTAGGGGCAAAGTTCCAACAGGAAAATAAAAGCTGGGACGGAAAAGACACATTTTCATACCATCGACAAATACGAGATGTAGCAAAGCATTATAACTGTAAAACTGTACTTGATTACGGATGTGGCAAAGGTCACCAATGGACTGAAACTACAACCTTTTGGCCTGACACTAGACTTATGACGTTCGCTGACTATCTTAACGTCAACAGTGTGGTGCAATACGATCCGTGTGTTACAGAATTTTCCAGTGATCCTCCTGACCAAAAATATGATCTGGTTATCTGCAATCAGGTATTAACTTATATCCCCGACGATGATTTAGAATGGGTTAAACAAAGATTAATGAAGTTTGCTAGCAAGGCTTGTTTTATAGGCATGCATGTTAAACCTCCAAAAGCCAAAAAACAAATATATAACAAACAATACTTTTCTATTGACCGCAGTCAAGAATGGTACAAAGAATTTTTTAGTAACTGGCAAGGTTCTAATTTACACTGGTGGTTTCGAGACCAACCTTATATTACCAACTGGATGAACAATGACACTAATTGACAAAGCATATCAAAAACAACTAAACCGCATGCATGCCAGGGGCAAGTTCAACAACGGAGCCAAGGCATACAAGATTGTAGAAAAATTTATCAATCAATACCAACCCACAAGTCTATTAGACTTTGGATGTGGCAAAGGAGCATTGATTGCTGGCATTAATGAGTTTCATCCTGCTATGTTTACTCAAGGGTATGACCCTGGAAATCCTGACTTTGCGATGTTGCCTGACAGAACATTTGATGCTGTGGTCAGCACTGATGCATTAGAACATGTTGAACCAGTGCATCTTGACAAGACCCTACATATGATTGGCAGCAAGATCGAACGTTGTGGGTTTTTTAGAATTGCCTGTTACCCTGCTAAGAAGAAACTGCCCGACGGCCGCAACGCTCATTTGATTGTGGAATTACCCGAGTGGTGGAGACACAAAGTTGAAACCGAAATGGGTGTTCAAATTGTCTGGGAAGAAATTAGTGAGTTTGATAAATCAGACAAATGGGCCTGGGTTATTGGCCACAACTACGATGTCATTGTAGAAAAGGTATAAACTTCTGGTATATCTTGCCTGTACGGGCATCCTCGTCGCTCCAGTGTGCGGCAGCCAGGTCTTGAATCCATTGCTGGCGATCAAAAGTTGTTGGTGATTCAATACTAGATACATTTTTATTTGCTACTGCCCAACTTACACAGCTGGAATTATCAGCAAACACAGGTATTCCAGCACATACTGCCGCTACACTTGCCGAACTGTTAAACAGCACTACTGAATGAGCTCCAACTAGATTATCAGTTAGTTTACTATGCTTGGGATCTATTAGAGTTACATTCCATTGTTTTCTATAGTGTGACATCGCATACTGTTTAAAGTCCTTCATCTCATAGGCATTTGGATGTGGTCGTATAACAATTGCTCTTGATGTATGAAGTCGTATTTCTTTGATTTTTGCATCTAGCCAGGCAATTGGATTTAAAGACTTCATTGAAAATCCACCATCACGTTGCATACATATTAGTATATGCCCGTTGTTGACCTGTGGTGGTGTTATTTGCAATGACAATTGTTGGCTAATTTCTTGCCACTTCTCAGGACCACTATTTCTATTTGCATATTCGGCACAATCATAAAACGGGCCACCTAGACTATATCTAAGATATGTGCCAGTGTCATCTAGGTACTTGAAACAACTGGCGTCAATGCACATGGTTTTAAATCCCAGGTGTTGTTGTTCGGCAATAACCTGTTTGCGCAGTGCTATGTTTGGACCTCCAACATTGGTAGTAGCCCACCCCAGTATTACTGCCAGGCGACTAGGGCGATATTTAAAATCCCACTCAGTATGCACCTTGTGACCAGTTGCTGTAACACCAGCGGCAAAACTTTCCAAACAGGCAATTTTCCTGGAATGTTTCCGCGGATTTGCTACACTACTAACATATACAACTACATCAACGGTCATTTAGTATTCTCCAGGCAGTGCCATTGCGCATTTCTGGTTCGGTGAACTGACAATATGCAAGGTGTCGAGCCCATGCTTCTACTTCATCTAGAGTTGGTATATGTGGATTTTCAATGTCATCGAGTTGATGTTGACACAATGGTGCGGCTGCATTAGGCCCTAGCGTAATAGCTGGTTTACCTAATAGCAATGCTTCTGTGGCAGCAATGCTAGAAAATGTTACCAAGCAATGTACATCACGGTCTAATGCCATCTCCATGGTGTCACCAATGATTCTGGTACTACGACCTTGTTTAGTACGAATCACAATAGGACGATCGGTGTGTTTTTTAATTTCTATTTGTGTTTGTTCTAACCAATCTTCTAGCACAATATTATACAAGTTTAACAGTTTTTGACTAGGTGGTGCTAGCAATATATTAGACCCAGGTCTGAATTTTTTTAATTGCACCCCAGTTGTGGCAAATCTATCAGTAGGACGTTCTATTATGTTGCCAAAGTATTGTACATCATTTCGAGTGATTCTGTGATAGGTTTTTTTCTTGCCGTTACCAAAATATCCAGTGTCAATGTAATAAAAAGTTCTATTGGCCTCGCGACATGCGGTCATTTGTTTGTGTTTGGTAATACCACGAAGAACTACAGGGATTGCGGTATTCTCTTCACGTTTCCATGTGCTTATTCTTCCGCCGCAACCTTGTATAAAACTTTGTAAGATAGGATCGTACACGTGACCTTTTTCCTTGTATTTTGTTTCTCCGGGCTCCATATCAATGGCCGCTACATTGCCTGTATTAAGAAGGTGAATACGATCTGCAATAGATTCTGCGCTGACCCTGTAATAGTGCCCATCAGGATCAACACGATATTTCAATATGTCATCAAACAGTTGTCTGATTGCAGATGTAGTCTGGTCCAACACATGCGGTAGCGGCGGAGCAGGTGGTGGTGGTGGAACATAATTAGTTTCGTCTTCTAGTTCCCAGTCGTTCATTCAATAGACCTTTGCAAACAGTATTCGGTAAGTATACGTTCTCTATGCCACTCGTTGCCTTGTGGCGTGTCAGCAAACTCTTGAAAACAAGGCGTACCTAGCGTGTAGTGTAACAGTTTGGCATCTTGATTGATACCGTATTCATCAGGTAACCAGTTCCATTCGGGAGGTAGTTCACCAATGCGGCTATCATCTAACCACGAGAAGCGGTGGAGCTCACTGCCTGTGGCGTGTTGGACGAACTGGGGAGTAAGTTGTCTGTTAGGAAAAGAATTACAATTCCACAAAATAACACTAGACCAATTTTTTCGAGGATAGTTTTCATTTGGTGCTCCAAGGTATTTTACCGGCATACGTGTTTGATAATCATGTTTGACTACCATAACATCGTTATAAGGATTTTGCAGTTCCCATAACTTCACAATGTCATCGCGCACAATCATGTCACCGTCAATGAAGATGGCCCAGCCGGTGTATTCTTGCAGATGCGGCACAAGGAAACGAGTGTAGATAAAGTGATTACTGCCATCTGTGTGTGTTTCTTCATAGTCTCGAAACAGATTCAATGCTACAGGAATAATCGCCACAGGCTTTGATGCATGTCGTATGATTGAGTTAGCACAGGTGTGAAAAGCAATGGCTTCTCTTGGGTCATAGCCAATATAGACTGGTATGGCTTTCATCTGCGCTCAATATCTTCTTCTACACAATTTTCACCGTATTGAATTTCAATCAGCTTGAGAGGTTGATCGGTTTCGTTGCACAGCATGTGCCACTGATTTTTTGCAATCCAGATATGCTCATGCACAGCAAAGTGTCCAACAAGATCGTGATCACTAGAATTATCTAGGGTGTACACAGCGGCTTCACCTTCGGCAACAAACCAGAACTCAGCACGTTTATCATGTCGTTGCATGCTTAAACAGGTCTTGGGTGCTACTGTGAGTTCTTTAAGTTTGGTGTTTGCGCCAACTTCGTGCAACACACGATAGTAACCCCAGGCACGGCCAGTCTTGGGTTTTTTCCAATCTTCGAGTATCCATGAACTAGAGTTCATTTTGTTTTCACCACCAACCCCAAACACAAACTCCACATCGTCAAACACCATTTCAGGAATATTATCTTTAGTCCTGTCGCCGCCATTGGCAAATACAATGTCAGCGGCAGGGTAACGTTGCTTAGTCAGTTGAATTGCATCGCAACTACTATTGTCGTTGTCGTTGTAAACCACAACTTCGTCTATAATACTCAATGCACTGACCAGTGCAAAGCGTTCACTCATGGGCATGAATGGCTTACCCTTTTTACGAGTAAGCCATTCGTCTGAATTGAGTCCAACTATGAGTTTATCACCTAGTTGTTTTGCTGCCTGAAAATAGGCAAGGTGTCCGGAGTGTATAGGGTCAAAGCCCCCTGTGACTATAACAATTTTCATACTGTTATTTAAACACAGTGTCAGAACAGGTCTAGTTTTTCCCAGGGCAGATAATCTTTACCAAAGTGTCCATAGTTGGTTGTTGTACTATAGATGGGCCGGAACAAATTAAAACGTTCAATAATACCTTTTGGTGTTAGATCTACAACTTCTTGAATTTGTTTTGTTAACATACGGCTTTGAGAAATGCTGTTAGTTTCCACATAAAAACTCATTGGTTGTGCCATGCCAATGGCGTAGCTAATCTGTACTGTGGCCCAGGATGCTTGCCCGCTGGACACAATATTCTTAGCAATCCAACGTGTTAAGTAGGCAGCACTTCGATCCACTTTAGTAGGATCTTTGCCACTGAAGGCTCCGCCACCATGAGGACTATAGCCGCCGTAAGTATCAACAATAATCTTACGGCCAGTAAGCCCAGTATCGCCATCAGGGCCACCAATAACAAATCGGCCAGTAGGGTTAATAAAGAATTCAGTTTGATCATCTACAAATTTCATCGGTAACACACTACGAATTACTTCCTCGACTGCGGCTCGCACAACACCAATAGGCATGTTGTCGCTGTGTTGGGTACTGCATACCACCTTGGCAATACGTGTTGGGATACCATCATCATTATATTCAAATGTCACTTGACTTTTTGCATCTGGCCCAAGCCAAGCTAGGTCATTATTTTTGCGTAATTTGGCAAGATGTTCCACAATCTTATGACTCCAATAAATTGCACTAGGCATAAGTGCATCTGTTTCGGTGCAGGCATACCCAAACATCAGACCTTGATCGCCTGCACCGAATGTGTCAGTTCCCAGAGCAATGTCAGCACTTTGGCCGTGCAACAAGTTTGTGATCTCTACCGTTTGCCAATTGAATCCTGCTTGTTCATATCCAACATCTTTAATAATCTTACGAACTGCACTATCAACTTCTTCGGCGTGTAGAATGCCTTTGTATTCTCCTGCTACTATGACCCGATTAGTAGTGACCAATGTCTCGCATGCACATCGTAATGTTGTGTCTTGTTTGGCCATAACCAAATCTAGTACAGCGTCGCTGATAGCGTCTGCTATTTTATCTGGGTGCCCTTCAGACACGCTTTCACTTGTAAATAGATAACTCATTGATTCCTTTAAACTTGTATATCTTCCATGCCAGCAGTACGTAATCGTACCACATGGCCCATTTGCCACTGTTTGGTGTCAAGACCTTTCATGATCCCTAACCAGCGATTTCGTAGATACGCTACTTCATTGATGATAGTTTCATAATCAATAACTTCATCCTCACCGTCCACATATTTTTCAGCGTCCCTACTAGTTAATGCTCTTGCATATCCTTCCAAATATTTCTGAAAGTGTTTGCGACGAATTTTGCGCAGTTGAATGTTGAGAAAATTAAGCACTGCCTCAATTTCTTGCAACTGATTAAATCTATGTTCTGTGATACCTGGCAATGCGGTAATGTTTTTTTCTACT